CGACTACGAGATTTTGATAAAGCCTCGCGGCCTCGTACTTGATATTCTTTAGTATACTTCTTTAGTTCGTCTTTGGAAAATTCCATCACACACAAAAGCTAAAGGGCACTCTAACTACCGCATCTTTCAAAGATAGTCAAAGCGCCCTTTTGTGCCCCCCTTATTTAGAATAATAACATACTTTTGATTTTGAGTCAATACTTATTTTTAAAAAGCTTCATCCCAAGTACCTGTAAGGGTACCTTTGGCATATTCTGTAGCTTTATTCTCAAAGAAATTAGTATGTTCTACGCCACTCACTACCCAATCGACCCATTCGAGAGGGTTATCTTTTACGCCATAATTAGGTTTTAGACCTAATTGTAGCAATCTTCTGTCAGCAATATGTCTTATATATTGCTTTACATCAGCTGGTTCCAGTCCTTCTACAGGGCCTAAGTTAAATGCTAGATCTATAAACTTATCCTCAAGGTCAACCATTTCTCTACAGATCTGGTACAAGGTAGCTTTAAAATCATCATGCCATACGTGAGGCATTTCATCTAATACACAATGTAATAACTTAATCATATTCTCCACATGGTGAGACTCATCACGGATAGACCACGCCACAATCTGACCCATACCTTTCATCTTACCAAAACGTTGAAAATTTAAGAGCATTACGAAACTAGCAAATAGTTGCAAGCCTTCGCCAAAGGCAGAGAAAACTGCCATGTCTCTGACAATCTTCTCTTCCTCCGTGCCCCCCTTATTACGCCACAAATACTCATGTTTGTCATTCATGGCCTTTATCTCTTGAAAAGCTTTGTAGTCTTTATCATCCATACCTATTGTATCATTCAACAAAGAATAAGAATGTGCATGGTTTGCTTCACTAGTTGCTATAGCAGACAGCATCATTCTAATTTCTGGTTGTTTAAACATAGGCATATAGACATCCATATAGGCTTGAGCTATATCTACATCACCTTGCGTAAAGAAAGTTAGAATTTGTTTTACTAAATTCTTTTCCCCTACATTCATTCTATTGTTCCAATCATTGACATCTTCATGAAGAGGTACTTCACTTGGTAACCAATGCATTTTTTGTTGCATATCATAGGCTTCAAATGCCCACTCATATTTAAATGGTTTATAATATGATCTACTATTAAATACTGACATTTTTTATCCTTTCTATGCCTCGCACATTACGCATTCTTCTTCACTATCTGCCCGTATTTGTCTTTCGACTTTAACAGATATATTTTCTGCTCGTCTGATAGCTTCACTGCGTAAGTAATATAACGTTTTTAATCCTTTAGTCCACGCACGTTTGTGTACATTATTTAACCTTCTGACGTCTACATCAGGTGGGAAAAATAAATTTAACGATTGCGCTTGGCAGATGTACTTTTGTCTTTCTCCTGCCAGGTCGATAAGCCAGGCTTGGTCGATTTCAATAGCAGTTCTGAATACATTTTTTTCTTTATCATTGAGGAAGTCCAAGGTGCTAACGCTTCCTCCAGAAGTAATAATAGTTTGCCAAACATCTTTTGTATTTTTTCCTTTCTTTTCTAATAGTTGTTCTAAGTACTTATTCTTAATTAAGAATGTACCACTTAATGTTTTTTGCGAGAATGCATTCGCACGTAAGGGTTCTATACTTGGTGAAGTGTTGCCACATATAACAGAGCTACTTGCATTTGGTGCAATAGCAATCATGTGTGCAAATCTTTTACCAGAACCTTTCATGTCGGGTGCTTCGCCGCGTTCTTTTCCTAATAACAGATTAACTTGATCTGCTTGTTTTTTAATATGTTTAAATATTTTTAAGTTAGGGCCCATCGCCATAGGACTTTGTAAAGCTATGTTATTTTTTTGTAAGTATGAATGAAAACCCATAGTGCCTAAACCAATAGATCGTTCTGACTCAGCACTTTTAGATGCTCTCCACATGCTAGAGGGGGCACTCTTAATAAAGCTAGTCAACGTATTATCTAACATACGCATAATGTCTTCTATAAACATTTCATCTTGAGACCACTCGTCAAAGTATTCTAAGTTTAAACTTGATAAGCAACACACTGCTGTTCGGTCATCTGCTGTAGGTAAGGTAATCTCACTACATAAGTTAGAGTGATTTACTTTTAAACCTTTGGCTTTTAATTCTTTAGGTAAATGTTTGTTAACTGTGTCAATAAACATTAGATAAGGCTCACCAGTTTGCATACGTGTTTCCATAACTTTAATCCACAAAGTTCTAGCTTTTACTGTTTGTACTACATCTTTGCTGTTTGGGTCAATAAGATCCCAATCTAAATCCTCTGTTACAGCCTTCATAAACTTGTCTGGTATGTTTATACCATGATGCATGTTTAAATTCTTTCTATTGATATCGCCGCCTGTAGGCTTTCTCATTTCTATAAACTCTACGATTTCTGGGTGTGATATATCCATGTAACTAGCATATGACCCACGTCTGGTAGAACCTTGGTTAAAAGCAAGCATTTGGCTGTCCACTACGTGCATAAAAGGAATTACCCCTGTGGTTTTATTGCCTGTACTAGTTGACTGTCCCTGTGAGCGAATATGACCCCAATAGCCACCTATTCCGCCCCCCATACTAGATAACCAGATGTTTTCATTGTAATGATCTGCTAGTCCTTCACGGCTGTCTGGTACGTAATTTAAGAAACAAGATATAGGAAGACCTCTTGAAGTGCCCCCATTTGATAAGAGTGGTGATGCAAACATAAACCACAGATTGGATACATATTTATATAGCCTCTCAGCATGCGCTTTATTGTCAGCAAATGCCATACAAGCTCTAGCAAAAGACTCCTGTGGGCTTAATTCTTCTGGTAACATGTACCTATCTCGTAAGATATCTACAGCATTTTGAGGCAGCAGATTATCTTTAGTCATATCAATTTCTAATTTCATAATTTTCCTTTATTTTCACACGCAAAGTTTGCAGTATAACATTTTTCATTTTAACAATCAATCACTTTTTACAAGGAAAGACTAAATTACCATCAACTTTAATGTAACCAGAGTCTTCCATTGCTCTTATAGTTTGATCTAACTCGCCAGGATTGGGAATCTTTCTAAGTAACTCACGTTTAAAAGCACGCATACTTATGTGTGTCTTTTTACCTGCAAGTGTGGCATCCAACCACACCCTCATGTCGTGAGCAATACGACCAGTTCTTGCCATACCGAAACCTTCCAATGCTTTAGGCATGTTCTGTTCCATATCAAACATAATTTCTTTAGTCAGTTCCCAGTCTTCCAACATGATCTCACGAGACGTACGTCTTGAAGCAGATACTGAGATTGCTATTTTTAAGAAGTGGGATACACGTCTTTGGCAATACTCAGATAAGTGAGGGTCTGTTGGCTCTGGTTTTAAGTTATAAAAAATATCTTCATTAGCTTTATCAAAAGCATCTTTGTGAAAAGTCATGGGCCCATACATCTTAGCAATATGACTTAAGTCATTACGTAAATTGTTGAGCATGCTTTCACTAATAACTTTTTGATTTAAGTCTTGTGGTATTCTTTCGCCTTCGTAAAAGATTGGTATTATGCGTGATAGTAGTCCTTGTGATCTAGCATCTTCTGGTAAGTTATCTACAAACTGTTCTGGTGTTGCACATGCAATCCAATTCAAGCAAGGCCCTTCAATTAGATACTCTCCAGATGTTTTTGTTTTGTGACTGTACTGATCTTTTGCATCCCACATATCTGTTAAAAACATTTGCAAGTATCTTTCGTTCCTGCCCATGAATGTACCAAACTCTGAAGTTACCAGAGTCAAAGATGAATCATAAAATTCTGGATTCTCTTCTGTACATAAACGTAAATCCATACGAGTAATTTTAGTCATGTCAACCGCAAGTTTCTCTGGAGTAATTCTATCTTGTATAGAATACAAAGGATGATTGCGTAATCCATATGTGTCTAAACCAGAATTAAAATTATGATCTTCTTCTGTCGCACCTACAGGTGACGTGAGTCTGCTAAATACTTTTGAGAAAGGTACTATTAAACTTACTGATTTGTTACGACCAGGTGATGCAATTAGGATAACAAATAGGTTAGACCCAATGTTATAGTTAGGCATAGGAAACCAAACTTTTCTTCCCAACGCACCTGCGATTGATGAGATAGCTGTCCATTGTGCAAATGGTTTAGGAATGGGGCTATATTTAACTGCATCAGCACACGCCTTTATGTAATCTGGGTAGTTCCGTGCCATGTTTTCATATCCTTCCATGTGTCACCAATCTCAACTGAAGACGGTATAATCATTTTACGTCCATCGACCATCAATGGATTGTGCATTCTTTCTAATACTTTTGGCATTAGTTCATCTATTTTATCAACAGGACATTGACCCAGTATCGCATCATGTACTTGACCTAATACTTCAACACCTTCTGTAGCTAATTCATTCCATACTCTGTACAAACCTAGATTAAGTAAGTCACCTATTGTTGATTGTGGTACATAAGCTATGGCTTGTCGTAAGGTAGAATTGTCAGATAGTCTATCCCAAAACTGTCTACGTCTGCCTAGTGGAGTTGTCAAGCAACCCTTTTCATTTAATTCTAAGCGAATGGCACGGTGCCAATCTCTGATTCCAGGGAATGCACCTTTAACTTTTAACATGTTGCCAGATAGTTTTTCTCCTTGATCAATCAATTCTCTGAAGCCCCCCTTGATGTCTTGTTTATGCCAACGTTCTACTGATTCTAATGATACCATACCACCAAAATAAAGCAACTGAAATCTTGTAGCTTGTGATACTTTTATTTTAATCTGACGTGCAAGTGAGTGTGCCGTAACACCATAGTTAGTACCATGTCCTGCTCGTTTACAAATATCTCTGTAACTGTGATGCAAGTAGTAAGGCCTATCTGCCAATGCTCTATCTTGTTTAGGATCTCCAGACCAACCCATGTTGGGCCAGACCATCTTAACAACTTCTGTATGCAAGTCTGTACTCTCACAGACATCTATATAGTTTTGATCACCAGCTAAGTATGCAACCGCTCTAGATTCTGCTTGTTCTAAATCGGCATAAAACATTTTCTGACCTGTATCTGGTATGAATACAGCACGTAAGTCTTTCGTCACATTCTGTAAGTTAGTACCTGTACGCCAAGGACTTTCTGAAGAAGACCAACGACCTGTCTCTGTGCCTGCCACATTGTATGAGCAACGAATACGCCCGTCTTTATCTCTTGTGGATGCTAGTACAGATAAGTGTTTGTCAATGTCACGTAGTGCTAGTATAGTATAACAAAATGGTTTAGCTCTTGGATATGTTTCTGATAATTGTTCCAACGCCGCTCTATCTGTAGATATCTTTTGCTTGCCCCCCTTGTAGGAAACAACAGGTGGTAAGTTTAGTTCTTCATATAAAAGTTTTTTAAGTTGGACAGGGCTGTTGTGATTTAAATCTTTACCCCATACAGCATTGGCAAACAAATGTAACATACGTTCTAGTTTTAATCTATTCTTCTTGAGAGGTTCTTTTATACTACGTACTTTCTCCTCATCTACTTTGAGTCCTTTTAACATCATACTCATCGCAGGTTTTAAACTGTTTAGTTCAAATTGATATGTACCCCTTACTTCTTCATCTAACTCTTCGTAAATCTTTGTCCATATCTCATGAGTAAGTGTGCAATCTAAAGCACAGTATACCCAGTTCATTTGATTCTTAGATAACTCGTGTTTGCCTATTTCTGTATTTTTAATTATTCGCATATCTCTCCTGCAATAGCCGAGTAACCTACCATATCAATATATGTATCGGCACTAGGAGTTCCTTGCTGTAGTCGTGCAACTTTTAATAGTAGCATACAGATAGCTACATCGTGAGCAGAAACTTCTGTCTTGAGATAAGCAGTCCAAAGTTTAGCGATGTTTTCATGATTGACTTTTTTGTTTCCGTATTCTTTTTCTCTGTCGCCACTCAATAGCTCTTTTGCTTTCTTCAAATTTTCGTTTATAGTTACTGCCATATACCTTCTCCATTAGTTTGTTAATCTCTGTTCTTGTTCTAGCCGCATCCAAATCAGCCAAGTCACACACTGATTCAAAGTCTTCTATATCTTTACCAAACCATTGCCATGAATATATGTGAGCTTTCCTATCTTCTTTACCATTACCCTCATACAATAAATCTTGTAACAGTTGGTCAAGGACGGCTCGCCATAGTCGTATATAGGATTCAGATTGGTAATCCCATACCTTATCTATAGATTTAGCTGAGAAAAAATTGGGTCGTTTCACTACTCATCGGCTTTTGTGCTGTCAGAAAACTTGGCTAAAGTTTTCCATGCACCCTCGTTAGTGTATGTGGAGCCCAGGAATCCAAGACCTTTTTCTAGTTCTGGTTGCAATGAATGTTGTGCATGCATAGTGTCGTGGATTGTTCCTCTGACTTCTATGTCTTGCATGTACTTCAACCATGACACATCATATGTCTGGTTCTGTGCAACTTTAACTATGGTCTCGTCTTCTAATAATCTCTTAACCCATGCCCAAGCTTTTTTCCTATCTGGTTCGGCCCAATAGTTATATGTAAATGGTACAACGATTGCGTGGTTTAAGGAGGGGGCAAACCCAATACAAGTTATCTGCCCGCCTGCTGTTTCAATGTCGAATGATAAAGGCTTGGTGTCACCCAAATCTTTGATGTATTTACTTTCAAATGTATATAAGTCTTCTATGCTTGGTTCTATCCAAAGTTCTCGTTCTTCGTAATTTATCTTTGATGTTCTTGATTCTCTTTTTGCTTTTTTATAATCTGAATAAAGATGATATCTAAATCCATAATTTTTAAAGACGGCTGACGGACTATAAGAAGGTATAATTTTGTAATTTCTGTCAAGAGAATCAGTAGAAGATTCAATCACAGCACCCCGATACACACCAATCTTATCGAAGCCCGTCAGTGCCCACAATGAAATACTACCCATTGCAATAATTACGTTAGGCTGTGCTTCATTGATTTCATTATACAAACGTTCTAAGTCTTGACCCATCTCCTGTTTGAGGTATCCATAGGTGGTAATCGGATAAGGCGTTCTCCACTCAGAGTCTTTGCATAAAGCTTTGTACTCACTTCTTTTGTTGAAGAAGTTTTGTAAGTTGTTCTGTGCAGGCTTTAATTGTAATGCGTGGGTGAGCATGCATTTGTTGATGTCAATACCAACTTGTGTACAGATCCTGTTTATAATAAAATCACCCGCAAGTATTTTATTTAAACGCACTTCATCATCCGAAGGATGATCCATAACAATGCAGATCTGTGGTTTATCTACAAGTTGCGACGTAACTCTTCTGTGCACTGCATACTCACCCATATGATTATGCCGCTTTTAAGATACGACTGACAGAAGCCTGTAGTATATCTTTGTTTCTGCCGACCATTTCATGCTTTACAACAGCACTAAATGTTTGCCCAATGGATTGCTCTAACGCCTCACCAAAGCCAACCTTGTCCATGCTCATAGCATTAAACAAGAAAGATTTCAATGAGATCACAGGGTTACCCTGTTTCAAAGCATTCTTTGTAGCCCAGAACTCTAGTCTGGTTGGTTCGCAGTTTTCTAAATCACCATCTGTGATGTCTGATTCTAGAACTGCTTGAGCCTTTACGTTGATACGCACAATCTCATTTTGCTTCTCACCAACTTTATCCGAACGATAACTAGTGATAACGAAATCGTAACTACCTTCTGGTAGCACCTGCGTTTCTGGTATATCGTCTGGATGCATGGTTAAAAAGTTTTGTATATCTGCCATTATTTACCTCCTGTTTTGATGTTAATGACATTGTCTTTCGACAATTTTTTACGAGCACTTGTCTGAATAGCTTCAAATAACTTAGCTAAATCTAAAGGAACGTTTGCCTCAAGTAAACTTGGAGCCGTTACTTTTAAATCCATTCTATGATCTGAAACAGTTCGTAAGGTACGCTCAGTTCCCTTACTGGATGTTCTAGTATCTATTCTGCACACGCAGTTAAAATACCTACCCAGTTTAGTAGATAGTTTAGACCCGACACTAGTTGGGTATGCTTTGGAAACTCCTGTGTCTCCTTCCATGTATTGCATGTGTGTGGTCACTACGACATTACACGGAACTTCTGAACCTGTTATATATTGAACAATGTTTTGCACATCACGAGCGGCGGTTCCCCACTCTGGTTGAGTAGCTTGGTCGGTAGGCTTCTTGTTGTTAAACGATAGTGCCCCCCTTAAAGCCGCTTCACCCATCAATGTTAAGCTGTCAATAACTAGAACGTCTTTACTTGTCCATTTATTAACAGGCCCAAAGTCCTCGTCACCATCTTTCCAATTACTAATCAAGTTTGCACTCTTACGAAATGCATCTGCTTTGCCTATCGGATCTTTTAGTGTTACGAAACTTACTCTATCTACCGCTGAGTCTAATAAGAACTCTGGTAAGATAGCTAACCCATCATCAAAGTCTAGTATGCGTAGGTTGTAACCTGCATTAGCTAGTGTTGCTAGCGTTGCAGTTTTACCCGAGCCACTATCTCCAACGAGAAGTAGTTTAGTTACATCGGTTGATGTATGATTTCTAATACTTGCCATATTTATCTCCTGTATTGTAATAATAGCATATTAACAAAAATTGTCAACAATTATTTTTTATTTTGTTTTTTAAATAAATCTTCTGCATGAATCAGCTCACCTTTTTTATGTAGGCTTTCATGCACTTGCCTATCAAAGTCTTCATTAAGTAATGTAGTTCTATGTTCTGGTGATTCACCACACACTTCTCTAAACTTACAACCACCATAGTTACCACATGCTGTAAAGTTTGCAGGGTAATAACCCGCATCCCAAAAAG